GTCAAAATGGGCCTCGCAGAGTTGCGCCCCTATGGCCAGCCTACTTCGACGCAGGGCAAGATCGAATACCACATCGAGGGCCTGATGGTCCCCATGATCGGATTCTATGACTTCGAGTGGGCAAATCATGGCATCCTCACGGACCTCAAAACTTCGCATGCGCTTCCCTCGAAAATCTCCACCAGCCACGCACGGCAGGTTGCTCTCTATGTCGCTGCGCGGGGCAACAATCTCGATGCGCGTCTCACCTATGTCACAGGCAAGAAGTCTGCGACGTACCATCTGGAAAATGTGGCGCAGCATGTGCTGGCTCTTGAGAAGATTGCGCTAACGATCCAGCGTTTCCTGTCGATCTCTGACGATCCCTTGGAGCTTGCTTCAATTGTCGTCCCCGAGGTGGACAGCTTCTATTTCGCAGACCCTATGGCCCGCAAAGCGGCCTTTGACGTATGGGGTCTGTAAGAAACGCCCTGCTGGTCGAGCCGCGCCAGCATGTCAGGGGGTGCCGGGAGGTCTCGGTAGCGGCTAATAGTTTCGCCCATGTGGGCAAAGGCGAGCGTCTGGCCAAACAGGCGCATCTGGAGTATGGAAAAATGGCATTAGGTTTCTCTTACGGCGGCACCGGCGGTGGCGCAGACTTCCTCCCCATCGTGAAGTTCGACGCCCGCGCGGGTCGCTTCTTTCGCGTGGACCGTGAAGATGGCGTCTCGACGCCCGTGGACATCACCCGCAACTTCAAGGCGGTTTTTGACTTCGAGAACCTCGAAGTGGGCTGGATCTCCTTTAACGCCGGGTCGGCGCCTGACTTTCAGATGGTGGACTTCGGCACGCCAATGGGCGACCGCCCGTCCGATACCCACAAGCGCGGCATCCGCATGGCCATCAAGCTGTCTGGCGAGTGTGGTGGTGACTGCCGCGAGTTGGCAGGCACGTCGGCGGCCATGATGAAGGGCATCGACCTCCTGCACGACGATTACCTTGCTGGCGTTGCTGAGAATGCCGGCAAGCTGCCAGTGGTCGTGCTTGACGATACCGTTCCGATCGAGAGCGGATCGGGCGCCAAGAAGTCCACCAATTACCAGCCGGTGTTCAAGATCGCCGGGTGGGTCAAGCGCCCCAACGGCTTGAATGATAATGCACCGCAGCCGGATAAGTTCATCCAGCCCTCGATGTCCGCGCCTAAGTCTCCTCCATCCACTGGCTCCACTCGCGCAGCGCCCCCCAAGGCAAAGCCCGCCGTGGTCGAGGAAGAAGAAGACTTCGGCTAATTAAACCGGGGCGGGCCCCGGCTCGCCCCATCATTAACTGGAGAGTGACGTTGAAGTTTTTGCTCACGATGAACATGCCAGCCCACCGTGGCGGTCCCATTCACCAGATCACATGTGAGCACCCGTCAAAGAACCTTGCTGAGTTCTGCAAGGCCTTGGAAAAAAGCGAGTTCACCCTTGTCGAAGAGTTCTATCGCAATCCAGAAGCGCCACTGGGCGTTGATCCCTACTACAGCGTCGGGTTCACTGCGCTCAATTATCGCGTCATTGGCAAAATCAAAGAACTCGGCACAATCACTACAGCCCAGAAGGGGCGCTTCTTTAAGCATGGAGATGGATATGATCAGAAGTTTCGTGAGGTCGAGCCTTGATGCCGACCACAGGTCGTCCGCTTACAAGATAGTCTGCAAGCAATGCGGCAAGACAGACAGGATTGGTATCGGATCGCACTCGGGATCTCTGCCGCCCGAGGTATCAGCCAAAAAATTCAGGCAGCGTGGCTGGGCCGTTGGCAATAAAGAAGGAGATGATTTTTGCAACATCTGCACTGCCGCCAACAAGATCAAGTTCAAAAAACCTGAAGCAACCGTGACGCCAATCACATTGAAATTGAAAGATCTGAGCAAGCTTCAAAAACTCTCTGAAAATACCCCGCCAGCTTTGGCCATAGAACCCCCCGCCGCGCAGGAGACGCCCGTGGACCGTTTTTTCACAGTTAAAGAAGCCATTGAGGCTGGCTGGTCAAACATGGATCGAATGTATGACTATATCCGCAAGGGACGCCTGAAAGGCGTCAAAAATGAAAAGGGCGTGTTTGTGATCGCCGAGAGTGAACTAAAGAGGTTCTTTGGCGAGCCTCGCAAACAAAAATCTATCCCCTCAGTTGATCAATCAGCGGCGAAACTTGATGATCAAAAGCCTGTATTGAATGATGGAGTAAATGAAATGAACTTTGACCCCAAGATCCCGCAAGAGATGACGAAGGAAGACCGGCGCATCATCTTCAGCGAAATTGACAGCCATTACCTCGACGAGACGCGCGGATACGATCGCGATTGGAACGACGAGCGAGTGGCGAAGAGCCTCAATGTTCCATTGGCGTGGGTTCGCACCATTCGCGAGGACAACTTTGGCCCGGAGCGGGGCAATGTGATTGCCATAGAAGTTGAAAAGCTTAATTCGGCCAAGGAGGAGATTGATAAATCCATCAACGCCATGCGTGACCTCTGGATGGAGATCAACAAATCTCTCGACGCATTCACCGTCAAACACAATGCCCTGTCAGATGACGCCAAGAAAGCTCACGCCAAGGCAGACGCCCTGCTCGTGAACATCGCCAATCTCACCCGCAAGTAGGAGAATTGATATGGACCACAAGCAAATCCTCAGCGACGCTATCTCCATCCTCCGCGATCGCGAGATGCAATATGGCAATATCCATGACGTTACAGGCCGCGCCTGCGACATCTTTGAGTTGATCACTGGTGTTGGTATGTCGTCATACCATGCCAACATATTCCTGCATTCCGTGAAGTTGGCACGCATGAAAGAAGCGCCCGAGAAGCCCGATAATTATGCTGACGGCATCAACTATCTCGCCTTTGCGGGTGAGTTTGCGATGATGAAGGCGCCCGCTGATGAGGTAATCAATGCGGGCATGCGTGACCTCGTCGAGCAGTTCAGCACGCAGGAGGCGTAATCAGTCCCATAATGGTACAGCGTCTGCGTGTCCGCGTTAGTGAATTAGTGATGTCTTTGCTGCAGAGTGAAGACATCACCAACATTGATATGGAGACTGACATGCCGACCATCCAAGAAAAGCTTCGCCGCATTGAGGCAATCGTTGATCCTCTGTACCGCACGAAGCGCGAGTTTCTGATCAACCCTGATGGCATTGAGGCCGCCGACTACATCGACAACTTTCAGAGGCACATGGGATACATCATCGCCATCGCCTTTGAGCACATTGAGGACGAGGCCATTCACGAGCGCATCAAGCGCCACGGGTATGCAGCATTGAAGGGAGTTAAGTGATGACATCAAATGTTGAATTAAAACTTGTCGGCGCCTTGATGTTTCTGATTAGCATCAACTTCATCATCGGATGGTAAATAGGGAAAAGAAATGAAAACGCTTGAGGAACTCCACGCCCACTACAAAGCCGTCCGTCAAAGACTTGACAACCCGGTCGTCAAAAAACCGACATTAAAATTAGTCGGTCACTTAGAGCCGATCGCTATTCCAGAGCCGGAGCCGGCTCCTCCACCAAAGCCAATCTTCCTGCCGTCAGTGAGTACTCCAACGCCCGCCCGCATTATCCTCAATGAGGTGGCGGAAAAATATGAGCTTTCGGTTGCGGACATCAGGGGCGTGTGCCGCAAAAGGAAGTTCTCCCGCGCCCGTCAAGAGGCGGCCTACAGACTGAGCGTGGAGCTTAAATTTTCCCTGTCTCAAGTGGGCAGGATGATTGGCAACAAGGACCACACAACGGCCCTGCATGCCATCCGCAAACACAAAAAAATCCTCGTCGAGGGTTATGAGCCCAAGACGAGGAAGTCGCGCGTTTTAAGCGCCCATGTCACACAGGTGGAACCACAGGCGCAGGAACATCATGTCTGATGATGCCGCTTCAGGCAATGGTGACGCAGCGCAATATCAACAGCGCGAGGGCGCCACGATATTAGAATTGCGGATCTTTTCGTGCCGTTACATCATTGGCTCCGACGACAACGTCGGGGCCATTTTTTGTGGCGAGAACGTGTTGAAGCCACCGTATTGCGGCGCACACCGGAAGATATGCTATCGCGGAACGATCAACTATCTTGCCTCTCTGAAATAAGAAGGGCCTTGTTTGCATACCCGATGCGGACTTCCTGACGGTAAATGGCGTCCTGATCATGGCGCTTTACCACTTCATTCCTGAAACTTTCCGTCGCCGCTGCGCCGCTGCGGGCCTGCTTTGCCACTTCAAGCTGAAGCATTGGCATGATGGCTATGGCGCATGACCATTCATCTATTTCTTGGCCGGTCTGCGGATGAGCGCCACGAATTTGTGTGAACCAAGAACACTGCATTTGAATGCAATCCTTCTTGATGAGGGGGCAGAACGTGCCTTGTTTTAGCTGCATGGGTCAGTCCTTTGAGCAGATGATTACGTCTGAGTATTTTAACCCAGAAGGAACTGTGTGGGTATGACTATTACCGCCGCCAGTGTATTGAATTGATATGCCAGTATAGGCAACCTCTGTCGTATTATAGCCACCAAATCCGTTATTTAGTGGCGTATAATTTCCGCCAGCTACACCGCCTGTTGTCACACGATGCGCATGGCCGGAATCATTAATGTCGTGATTATGGTTAGGAATTTGGTCTATCGTTAAGGTTGTTGCCCCAGTAGCATATGAGCCAGAGAAGTACGTGTAAAAACCTACGGAACCAGTGGTGTTCCCGCCTGACCCATTAACGATACGGATGGTACTATCATTGACAGATGTGACTTGCGTCCAGCCAGTTGGCGCTGCGGCCTGATAGAACGGCATGACGGTGCCAGCCGGGATTGGAGATGGAATAGTAATGCTGCGGATATTCGTGCCGTCTGAATAAATTGAAATAATGTTGCCTTGAGGTACTAAAACGCTTCCTCCTCCACCACCACTAGAAATTGTTATTGTGAAAGATCCAGTCGTGTTGTTATAGACGGTCCAAATGCCGCCCACGCTTGAGGGGATTTGATACGTGACATTGGCCGTTAATGTGGCCGTGCCTGAAATTGATGTACCAACTATTAATATGGGCGCCTGATACTGAGATGTGGTCAAATTAACCACGCCCGAAACGCTTGTCGGGTTTAAGACCTGAGCGCCGCCAAGAGCGCGATCAATAATGTCCCAATCCGTATTTACGGGAGAAGTCCACCCAGTCGAATTGGTGCTGTAGTCATTATACGCGGGCTTCTCGATGTTCTTGTTGGTGGTATAGGTGCTGGTCATCGGGAACCCCTCAGATGTGTTGGTTGGCGACTTCCAGTGCGCGGGCGACCGTCGTGTCGTCCTCGTTCAGGAGATCTTTAGTGCTTTGCGTGACACGCTTCTTGGCAGTCTTGGACAATGCCATGAGGTTCACCGGCCCGCCCGTGGCGCGGCCTATGCGGCCCCCAGAACGCTCTTCCGGGGCAAGACGCTCTTGCTGCTGCTTCTGCCCCGCGATCGATCCTGTGAGGGCCTGCTGCTTGATGGAGAGGGATTTCACGAGGTTACGCACCGCATCCTGATTGATGCGGCCCTTGGCGTCGATGCCGCGCTGAAGCATGGCTTGCCCGACTTCGGGGTTCAAGAGACCCTCATGAAGTAGGTCATTGATGTTATTGACGCCCCGCTCGCGGGCGGCATTGAAGAGAGATTTCGCGCCAGCCGCTGCTGCAGCCATGCCCGCAGAAACAGGTTCGCCCGCTAAGGCGTTGCGCAGGAACTCGTACCAGATGACGAGGTCGGTCCCCACGGGAGCCTTCTGGCCCTCGGGACGGAGCTGCTCGGCGAATTTCTGCTTCGTGAACGTGGGGGATCCCACGGTCTTCTGGCTCGAAAAAGCGTCCTGAGCGCGCTCAAAGTTCGCCGCCAGTTGCCGCATGGTGTTGACGCCCTCGTTGCCGTAGAGGGCCGTCAGGGCGTCCGTGTTCTTGTCCAAGAACTTGGTCAGCTTGGGGCCCGACATGATGTTCTCGCCGCCCTCGATGCCCGCATTGGCGAATGCGCGCTGCATGTAATCTACGCCTGCGGCGCGCAGACCATTGAGCACCTGCGGATCTCGCCCCGCTGCATCAAGAACTTGATTGATGCCCGTGGGGCCGGAGTTGATCAGGGATCCGACCCGTGGCGCGACCTCGTCCGGGGATGTAATCCCGAGGAACTTCTGCGCTGCCCCCTGCATGGCCTGAGAGACGAGCCTGTTGCCAGAGCTTTGGACGTCCTCAAGGGCTGCGGTCGCGGCGGCGGCATTGTCAAAGCGTGAAGAGAAGCCCGGCGAGACCTCGTCGATGGCGCGCAGGGCGTTGGCGTGCTGGTTGCGCCAAGCATTCAGAACGCTGGGTGTCAAAGTGTCTGACTGGCCCATGCGCTCGCGCAGGCGCATGGTGGCGGCATCCTCAAGGGCCGAGATAGCCGCAGGGTCGCCATTGGCCGCGCGCAGGAAGGCCTGCGCGTTGGTGTAGCCATTATCACCCGCCGAGAACGCCAACTTGGGAATGCCAGAGGCTGGCATCTTGAACTGATTGCTAAAGCCCAAGTTCTCCAAGATGCGCGCGACTGGGCCCTGCCCATAGGTCTGCATCTGCGTGGCATGGGCCGCCTTCGCCGCCGTATACCGTGCAGCGGCCTCTGGCGTCATCGTGGGCTCCTGCGGGGCAGCAGGAGCGTCCGGCGGTGCCTGCGTCCCGTATTTGCGCGCCATGAAAGCATCAGCCTCTTGCTGCAGGCGGGAGGCCATCGTGTCCTGTGGCTGCATTTGTCCCTGATCAACGAGGGACTGCTCATAGGCCGCCTGATGGTCGGCAGAATTGTTCATCACGTCGCGGATCGCGCCCTTCAATTGCGTGAGACGCGAAATTGTTGCTGGGTCTCCTTCAGGGGACCGCTTGTTTCGGCTTACTTCGTTGGTGATCCTCTTTTCAAGATCATGAAGATCCGAAAAATTTTCGACGTCGCTGGTCTGCGCCGCTTTATCAAAAATGTCTTTTTCTTCGCCAGACAAGGGTTTCTGGTTCTTTGAGCTTTCAATGCGAGACTGAATGCTGTTGGCAAGGTCGGCGACCGGCTTGCCGACGACTGTCAAACCATTCTGGCCGGCAAGACCGTAGAGGTCACTGGTATTTCGATCGGCCTCCGCCTCGGACGCGAGGATCCGGTCACGCAGGCGCTGCCCAATGTCTTCGGGCGTCGTACCCGCCGGAATGTTGGCCGCCTCGGTGCGGGCCTGATCCGTCAAGTCCCTGACATTTGCCTCATGCGCGGACTGAATATCGTTGGCCCGGCGCGTCAGGACTTCAGTTGGCGCCATTTGATTGGCGTCCTGAGGCGCAATTCCCTGCAGCGCGCCGACGTTGGCGGCATTGCGCTCGCCCTGTTGCCTCTTCAAGTCGGTGGCGAACTGGGGTGACGTGTCGGCGAATACGCCCTGCGCCTGCAGCAAACCACGATCGCCAGAGATTTCGCCAGTCGAGAAAGGCGCCCCCTCCACAAAAGTTTTAGGCTGAAATGCCAAGTTTGCGCGGGCCGCATCAGGGTTCTCCGCGAAATTGGTGAATTTGATGTCAGCCTGACGCTGCGCCTCTGGGGAACCAGCAACGGCCTTTGTAGGCTCGGTGTAGTCCGATACACTCTTCATTAGACGGGCGGGCAAGATTGGTGCAACGTGAGCCGCCAACATGCCAGCAGTCGGCTCGCCCGTGAGCTGCGTGGCCGTGTCGGCGATGGCTCCGATGCCGAAGGCCGACGGCGCAGTCTCCGCGGCTCCCTTCAGGGCCTCCGTGGCGACCTTCGTGGGGACAGCTCCCTCAGTTAGTGCCCGCATGCCACGAGCCCACCCACCGGGGCCGATGGAACCGACAGCAGTACGCAAGCCGGTCATTCCCACCTGACCAGCGGCGCTCTCCGGCTCATACTTGCCGGTTTTCTCCAAGATGGGGGCTGCGACGCCCTCGCCTGTGGGGAATGGCAGGCCGGCGATATAATTCACGTATCCCTTTTTCTCGGCCGGGCTCGCGCCAGCATTGGACACTGCCTGCGCCTGCTTGAAAAAGTCTTCGGCATTTTTTCCCTCGGGGAGAGCCCCGGCGGCACTGAGGCCCTTGACGAGGAGGCGCGTCGGCATTTCCGTGAGGGCGTCCCACGCCTGCCCGAGGTTGCCGACCATGCCGGGGTAGTCAGAGAGGCCGAGAATTGTCGATGTCGCTGCAGCCTTCGGAGCAACCTGTTCCAAGCCCTGACCCGGAACATTTCCGAGAGGCTTTTGCGCATTCATCAACCGGTCAAGCTGGGTGTCGGACAGTTGAGACAGGTCAGCGGGCGCCGATGCGATCGGGGTTGGATTTAGAAGCTGATCAAGCTCCGCATCTGAAAGCTGGGTAATGTCGGCCATTACTGAACTCCCTGAGCGGCTGCGCGGCGCTGTTTTTCGGCTGCTAATTCTGCGGCGGTAAATTGCGGCATTGCAGTCGTGGTCGTTGCCGTCCCGGCACCGGGAGGCGGCGTGCCAATCTTGAACCAAGGGTTCTGATCTTTGTACTTGTACAGGGCCTTCTCGATGTTGTCCTTGCCCGGATCCATGTCGATGACGTGGGTGTATGCGCCCTTCATGCCCTCAGCTTTGGGCTTGATGACGTTGTTCACGAGCCACTGCAGCGTCTTGGCGGGCAAGTCTGGGCCCGGACTGGTTGCCATGTAGTTCGAGAACTCGCGGACTGCTGGGGCCTTCGTAAGGTCCATGCGGGCCATCTCAGAGGCAAATGTGGTTTGGAGCTTCGTAGCCGCACCGACCGCATTCGGGTCCGTCCCGGTGAGGTCGCGCGCGAACTCGGGGCTAAATCCGGCCTGCTGCAGATATTGAGATAGCGTGCCAAGTTTCTTGCCCATCGGGCCACCACTGATGAGGGGCTTGCCATCCTTATCAAACGCGGCAGACATATAAGCATTGGCCTGACTGAGGAGCTGCTGCCCCTCATCCGCTATGCCGGCCGCACTTTTCTGGGCGGCCATCTGGCGATTGTAGTTTTGCTCGAAGGCATATTTAGCCTGCTCGGACGGGAGCTTTCCCTGCGCCTCCGCAATTGCAGTGTCGGTGGCCTTCTTGACGTCAAGTGGATCGGTAGATGCGCGGGTTTCAAGGGTGGCGTTTAGTTCAGCCTGCTTCTGCGCCGGCAACGCAGCTATCTTGGCGGCATTCTCCGCATTGATCTCGGCAGTCTTCCTCGCCGCCGCAACCGGAATGCCGATCACAGACTGCACGGATGCCTCAGCGGCCTTCGAGAGGTCATCCCTCTGCTTCAGGAGGCGGGTAGCGAGCGCCTCTTGCTGCGTCATCTGCTGCTGGATTTCGGGGGACATCATGCCCCGAGCGGTGGCAGTTTTGACAAACTCAGATGCGTCATTGATTTGCTTGTCGAGGGCGTCAATCTTTGGCAGCAGGATGCGGGGATCCTGCGAGGCGGGAAGGCCATCAAAGGCGTGCGACCCGGGGGCGAGGACTGCCGCCCGCATCTGCGCCTCGGTGGGGCCGCTGCCCGAAATGACACTAGTGACCGAAGGAACTGGCGACGTGGCGGGTTCCTGTGCTGAAGTTACCGGCTGGGTGGCAGTGGGTTGAGCCATCGCAGGTGCAGGCTGCGCGGTTGTGGATGGAAGTG